AGAGAGAAGCCGTGGACCAACGCGGTCGCTGCGGTGAAGGTTGCAGAGTGTCCATTTGAGCCAGAGATGGCAGGTGGACACGAAGCCAGATATAATCTGGCCCGTTCTAATGTTGTCATGGGGGTTGAGGCGGGGGGTTTAGTTCCGCGTGATATCAAACTGTTTCTCTTCTTTAAGTTCTGGGTGCAGATGCACAATCAACTGAATCATTGTCACACTAATAAATTTTACTTCGCCGACCGTGAGCGGGGTGCCGGTCTCACGGCAGACCAAGTTGAGCGCCTGCGCCGCGTGCTTGATGAGCTTGTCTTTGGCGTCCTGCACCGAAAAATTGAGTCGTAGTTGGAACGGAATTGTTCCGAAAAGCAGTTGCGTGGTGCGTCACCTTTGCCGTTCACAGTTTTAACAACGCGCGGCGAATTAGGCAGTAGACCTTTAGGCCCAGTGACTGCCAGAAAAGAATGTGGACGTGGCCGCCGGTGACGACCGGCTGATCTGCCCAGCCCACGCGGACACGGACCGGCTTGCCATCTGCGCGGGTGACCTGGTCGATGGTCACTGTGCCGGTCTTGGCCGGCGAGGTGGTGGACCAGTTGCCGATGTCGATGTCTACACGTTCCCAGTTGCCGCCGCCGCGGGTGATCACGCTGTCGCGGATGGTGACGTTGTTCGATCCGCCCTTGATCGTGAAGGCGTACTTCTTGCCGGCGCCGACCTTGCACCAATTAAATTCTACAAATTCCGAATAGCGCATAATGTCTACACCGTCCTCCCTGTTGCCGCCGTCAGGATTGATCGTGCAGTCACGCACGGTGATGTTGCTTGATCCGCTGACCTTAAAGATGTCGTCGTAGTCGGCAGGGTTCGGTGGCGAGACAACGAGGTCGCTGTACTCTTTAAGGAACTCGTCGCTGACAATAAAAAAGTTTGTGTCTGGCTTCATGTTTTTTTGAATAGTTTATGTTTGTAGTGGACAATTCTGGAGATGGTTCCCTTGGCGCGGTTATGCCGCCGACTGAGCGCGCCTATCGAGGTATGTTTTTCGTAGTAACAATAAATTATTTGGTCGTGTTCGGCCTGCTCGATGTGGGCGCCGCCGCGGTTAACTTTAAAATTCAGCGCAACCTCGTCCTTATATTTTTCCATCAGATACTCAAACGTGCGCATGCACGACGACGCCTGCGAATTCATTTCTTCTTGGGCCTCCCGCCCTTTTGACCATTGATGCGCGACTGACGGGATTTCTTTTTTGTTTTAATCGCACCGAGCATGGCCGCCGGGTTGACGATCATTACTTCAGAGCAGTGGGGGCAGCGTAAGATCATGGTTGAATTTTGTAGCCAAGTTTTTTGTAAGTTTTTAGGCGAGCCAGAAATTGAAAGTGCGCGAGCGATGCACCCTTGTCGGCAAAATCGTGGACTAAGCCAAACCTTTTCTCTGCGTGGGGCCGCATGACGCGCCCGGTGCGCTGCTCCAGCTTGCCGGCGGACCTGCCACCGGCTGCTAGGATCAGCACGGCAGCGCGGGGTACATCCAGCCCTTCGTCTGCCAAACTCGTCGCAATCATGCAGCGCAGCGTGCCGTCCCGGAATGCGTCGATGGTGGATTTGCGCTTCTTCTTCGGTATCTTGGCGTGGACGAGCGTGGAATCGTGGATGGCAAGCTGGAGGAATTCGCCATGCTCTACCGTGGAAACCAGAACTAGCACCGAGTCAGTGCAGTTGTTGGCCAACTTGGCGATGAGGTAGTTCCGCTTGTCGTTGTTGCGGACCGCCTCGGCGGTGAGCTGCCAACGCACCCGGCGCTCATGCTCGTTGATGTGTACGCGCGGGAACTTTCTCGAGCGGCGCAGCGTCTCCAAGGTGAGTGCCTGGCGGATCTCGTAGTCAAACTGCTCGGGGCGGTCGCAGTCGTGAATCTCAACGACGCCGGCAGTAATTGATCCACCGTCCAGCACCTCCTGGCGCGGGATGCTGACAAAGTTATCGGCGCCAAAGTAGTTGCGCAGCGTGGCGTTGCGCTCGGGGTCTTCACCGAAGGGGGTGGCCGAGAAGCCCCAGACAATAGCCCGTGAGTCGGTCACGATCTGTAACCATGTGGCCGCCGGCAGGTGGTGACACTCGTCTACAATGATGACGTGCGCAGTCGTGCAGTCGGGCTGCGCTGCTACGCAGTGCGCCTCAATTACGACTCCAAACTTCTCCGCCGCATCGAGAGCCTGCTGAACCTGCTCGCGCGTGTTAGCCAGCCAAACTATCCTGCCCCTGCAGTTAGACTCCTTGAGTGCAGCCGCAGCGATGATGGTCTTGCCTGATCCCGCCGGCGCCACCACAAACGCCCTGGCGCGGCCAACGCAGAAATCTACCGCGCGGGTCTGATATGGTCTAAGACTGACTGCTTTGGAATTCATTTGGGTAATTTAACGCCGGCAACCAGCAGCGGATCTGCGGTGTCGCCCTGTTTTGACTGCTCGATGATACTTTTTTACTCCCTTTAACGGGTGTTTTGTTTTTATCCGTTATGGGGAGTAAATTTACTTAGTACGCTGAGTAAATTGTAAGTCATTTTATGAGTCCAGTGTGGTCAGGAATGTCCATTATCTCTTACGATTATTAATATCGAACCCAGCGATATTTCGGTTTTGTTTGAACCCGTGTAAGCTCAAGAACATTGCGGCTCTGAGCAATGGTTATGCCATTTCTCCTAGCGTGTCTAAACGCAAAACGTCGATGCCTTTGAATGCCATCTTTTCCGACAAGATGCCATTCTGGGTTAGTTATTCCATGCAGCTTAAATCCGCTAGCCCTGTACACTGTACCTTCATGCCCTTGTTCGGGGTCTGCGAATGCGTAGAGGCAATCAAACGGAAATTCTTTTTTGACAAGCCTAGAAGCAATGGCGATAAAGCGCGACAATGGATGGTTTTTATTGGGAGGCTCAATGCGACACATACGTTTAATTTCTAGAACACGATTTACGCCGAGAAACTTTGCTTGATACGGATTAACTCCTATACCAAAAACAATCACGGCGTAAAAAGTGTTGCCAATAAATGCCGCGTATGAAATGTTTTTGCCGGTAGGAATGCGCCTTGAATAATGCCAGGTTTCCACAAAATATTTTGCTGTTCTATGATCAATCTTACGAACAATAAATTGGAGCGCCGAGGTCGGAATTGAACCGCCATCCTCCCCTTGGAATAGGGGAAGCTCTACCGTTAAGCTATCGGCGCAAAAAGTTTTCATAAGTTTTCATTTAGACGCTAATCGCCATCAATTTCGTGACGCCACGCAGGCGCGCAATGATCGCGAAATCTGTTTCGTGATCATCGCGGTTAGTCGGATGCGACGCTATGAATTTTGGTAAAGTCCGCATTTAGTCCCAACTCCGCGTGCCATGTCTTCTCTGGCATCACCTGGTACTCCGCAATCTGGGTTGGGTTTGGCCGCACAAAGCTGTCGTCCCGCCACAGGATTCTATTGTTAGGTTGCGCTGCAATCTGACCCGATCCGTCCTCCAGCAAAAGTAGGTGATAGCACTTATGTTCAGGGGGATACTGACTGTAGCCGTTGTCCGTATGATCCAAAGTAAACCAGTACGATGCTGGGACCATCTCACCGTTGCGGTTTTTGTACTGGCACCCCATCTCTCTCAAGTATTCGTACTGAGTGACGCAGAAATCCCAGCCGTGACAGTCCCAACTTTGCAGCTGTGGCAGACCGTGGATGCGATCCGTGGTGGGCTTCTCATGGCGCAACTTGTGTAGCGGTATCCTGGCCCACTGTGCGCCAGACTCGCAGAGAATCGAGAAGTGCAGAGCGCGACTTGGAATCGAGGTGACGCCAAAGATCACGCACCGTTCGTACCAGCGCGTGTCTTCGGTTAGACCGCGCAAGATTCCTTGGTCGACGAGACCGTAAATGTGTTGGGGAATAGATTTATTCATGGCTGTTTATAGTGTAATTCAGATTGATCTGCCGCATATCCTAGGCCATGCCCAAAGTCGCGCAACCTTTCGTCTTTTAATAATTCAGCCGCAATCATGCTCCCAGCGTAGCGGTAGCTTGGGAACTCCCCGATCATAAGCGCGAACATATCCACATTAGGTTTCTTCCAGCGCACCGCCAGTAGCCGGCCAGATGCATACCGCGTTGACTTAACGTCAACTGACGCACCGTTGTGCAGCACGCAATCGGCGGCTGGACGCTCTGTGATATTAAGGTCGGGATAGACATTGTGTATCTTACAAAACGCGATCTCGGCAGCGATGCCATCGAGGTCGGTCTGTTCGCCAGATTGACTGCCCATCTTGCAATCGGTTATCTGATTACTCCTAGCTGCATTGGTTCGTCCTAAAGCAATAAACTTAGCGAGCCGTTGCTCCGCTTCGTTAAGCGTTATCGTCATTTTCTTATCACGTTATAAAAACGTGTTAAATTTAAGGGGTTTTCTTA